TGAATACCATTAATAAAAACACTGACCATGTTCCCTGTAACGGTCTTAAAACCAGCCATTTTATATTATTCCTTATACAATAAATTCAAAGAATTCATCAGATTTATTCAAATAATCAATACTTGATTGCAACAAATTAATATTGTCTTCAAAATTTCCAAGCCCTTGATTACAAAAATGACAGAGCAGTCCACGGACATTGCCTGTTGTGTGATTATGATCTACGTATAATTTGTCGCTTTTATTTGTTACTTTGTATTCTTTACAAATCGCGCAAACGCCTTTTTGTTCTTGAAACAATTTTTTGTAGTCTTCAAGTGTTATACCATAGAGTCTTTTAAGCGACGCTTCTCTTTCTTTTGCGGGATCATAATTGGCGTTGCGTCTAATTAAAATTTCTTCGCGATTAATTTTATACCAACTATTGTGCGTTTCTAGCCGTTTGTCACGATTATTTTTGTAACTAGTTTTGTTATATTCATTTACGCAAGGTTTGCACCAAGAATGTAAATGATCTTTATTACCGACCACGTAGTAAAAATTTTCAACTGTTTTATCTTCGCCACACTTAGTACAAACTTTAATATTCATCTATATATTATAGCATAATATTGATTATAAGTCAACATTATACAGCTACTTGTGTAGTTACTATTCCCTGATAAGAGGTTGCGGTAATGTTCACATTGATAAAGTTCAATGGAATAATAAATGCCGCAGTAAATGCTACGGTAGCCGTGTCGCCTGAACCCGTAACAGTAATACTCGTATAACCAAGTGGATTAGAAGGAGTACCTACTATGTATCCAAGTGTTAAAGCGTCAGCTAGAATAGAAGCAGTTAGTGACGCGATTCTATTCAATGTTAAGGTTGTAACACCTTGGCCAATAAGCGGTTGCAAACCAACCATAAGCATTTGCACAGTTTGGTCGATAGCAAGGCCGGTAGCAAATTCTACTCGGAAGAAGTTGTTATCCTTTAGCCACGTGCTAATTCCACGTACTACACGTATGTAATTGAATATGGGAGTAAATTGCAGTGGTAGAATTCCACCGGCGATCATGGTTTGTAGATCGGCAGTTGATGGATTCCATTCACAAGATTGCCCCTTCAATTCTACATTAGTTATAGAAGTTCCTACAGGCGAACCTGCCATTAATCCTGCTAGTTGTGCTGCAACAATGTAACCGGGGAAAAGTGTGGTACTACCTGTTAATGGGTCAATGTCATTAATTCCTTGTGTTACAAATGCAATACGGTCATTGTTTAATGCTGCTGCACTTGTTACGTTTGCACTTATAGTTGATTCACTTTGGCCAGAAGACGTTCCTACAATACCGCGTCTAGCATATAAACCGTTAGCTGAGACAGATGCTACAGAACTAGCAAGATATCCCCAAACAGTGCTTGTGCCACTAAGAACAACTTCTAGGTTGACTGCTTGAGTAGACATTGCAGTTACCGCGCTCTGCCATTGTGTGTTTGTCGTAGTTCCTTCACTACCACCAGACAAAAGAATCGTTTGATTAGCTGGCAGCAAACCAGTGGTACTAGGCGCTCTAACAGCGGTAACAATTCCGCTTAAATTGATCGCAGAAATTATTGCGTTAACATTAGCAGTTACTTGATAAGCTGTAGTTTTAATTGTCTGTGTAGTAATGTGATCTAATCCATTTAACGTTGGATCATTTGGATTAGTTGTAGTAACTACTGCGGTATACAATGTTGGATAAGCAGTATTGATATATGTTACAAGTTGCGCAACGGTTGGAAAACTTGCAAAAGAGATGTTAAGATTTTCTGCCCCACCTATAGTTGTAGTTGTGGTAAGTGTAGTTTCATTAATAGTTGCTGTGGCGCTTACACTTGAACCAGTATAAAGAAGTGTGAATGAATTCTTAAGAATATTGTCACTAACATAGCTTAGTGCTTGTGTGCCGGGGTTTGAGCCAGTTCCATTGAAGTTTACCGTAGCTTTGGTTCCCGATACTGAGCCAGCAGCGATGTTCACTGAAATTCCGTTATCTAATGCGCCATAGTTGGCTGAAGTTAATGCAATGGTGTTACCAGAACTACCGTCAAGCAATGTTCCAGTAGCTTGTACTGCTGGATTGACCCTAACAACAACTATCTTGCTCGCGCCGGGTTGCACGTCTGAAGGTTGGAAAGCACGTAAAGTTGCTTCTAGTAAATCTCCGCCTCGCAGTAAAGCCATAGCTTGCTGCGAAGTATAAAGTGTAGTAGGTGTGTTTGGTACGCCACCTTGCGCGATACCCATTAAGCCAACAACTATAGGGCCAGTGCCAACAGGTGTTAGTGCGCTGGTATTTACAGTTATGTTGACGGATGGTATATATGTACTTTGGCCCGCAAAAACGTTCTGGTCAGGCATTTTATATTATCCTTTAAGGTTCGGTGAATTCAAAACTTGGGTCAATCGAAACTTCAGGCTGTGCTGTAATGTGTTCAAGATCGAAAGCTGGATTCTCAAGTTCAACAACATCTATTTTTGTGGTTTCCATGAGCATATCTCTACGAAACACAAAATCTTGTGCAAATCTTGGGTCTGGTAGAATATCTGTCATAGAAATTACTTGTTCCATTAAACCAAAGTTTTCTTCCATCTGTAATCTATTGCCAAGTAAAATCCATTTAACTAGTATTGATAGGTACGCGGCTTTAAGATAATCTATGGATAGGACGGTTATTTTTACTGCCGCCCTACTTATCGTTCCAACTAGCGGTGTTGCCCCCAAATCTAAATCTATCGGTGGATCGGAACCTATGAATTGTCGTGCCGCGTCTTCTTTATCACTAGTTAGACTTACAGCGATAGCCCCGAATCCGGCTGGTGGCATTTTGGGAAATCCAAATAAAACTGGCGGAATGTTTTCTGTAAAATAGGTTACAATATCGTTTATTTCTGCCGCCGACCGCCCACTACCACTAAATATTTCTTGTAGATCGGTAGAATCGTTTACAAACCCTTGAAAACCTGTTTGAAGTGTAGCCTGTACAACTAGCTCTGGTGCCGCGATCATTAAGTTTTAGATATAAGAGTTACTACAGTGGTTCCTGTGGTTCCACCGGGAGTTACCACAGCTTGCATTTTCCAATAGTTACCGGAAGTTAAGTTATAAATTCCGTTAGCTGCAATTGTGGTTACGGCTGTTGGTGTTAAAGTAGAAGGTGTAACAGGTAAGTTATAATAATTTACACCATCTAATGATGCTTGAATTACTAAAGTGTCACCGCTTGAAACAGCAATACCAGTTACTTGAACGGTGTGTGTATATCTACCATCAACATCAACTGGATCGGCTGCATTTGAATTAGCTACTAATTGAAAGCCCGGATTTGGCCAATTGCGTTTGATAGCTGTGTTAGTACGAAATCTGCCTGATTCTGCGAAGTAGTATTCTAATACTAGTTCGCGAGAATCTAACGGGGAACCTTGTACTACGTTTGGGCTAACATCAATTCCGGTTGTTGGCATTTAATTTCCTTTTACGGATGGCCACGCATTACTGTAACTAAGCCTGTTGGCGAAGTAAGTAAAAATGCAAGTAAACCAACCCAAAACATAAGGCGTCCGCATTCAGACACTTTAGGTTGAACACTTAAAATATAAATTAGCAAACCTATAACACAGACTAGCAGTGGAAGAAATATAATCATTACTTTTTACCTTTGGCTTTAGCCGCCATTTTTGCGCTGTCTACAACTACAGGTTCCTTAACTGGTTCCGGTGTAGGAGCTTCCGGCTCCTTAGCTGTTACATCATTGTACTCGAATGGTGTTCGCTTGATGGCTAGTAAATGCTTACCTACCTCGTCAGGAACCTCACCCTCATAAAAAGAAAACTTACCTGCGGTTTCTACATGCTTAAACTCGTAGAGTTTATTGTCAACACCTGAGATAAGTCTTGGATGTATGGTCTTAATCAGCATTAGAGTTATTTCTCCATTTGCACGTGTTTTTCTAAATAGCCAACCAAATTTTTGGCAACGACTATATTTTCTTGCAGCAAACCGACTGCCCTGTTACAGTTCTCACAAAGAAGTTCACGTACTTTTCTTGTTTTATGATCGTGATCTACACAGAGAAATTTACCTCTGTCTTTCTTTGTTCCTATACCAACAGCAATATACGCATTTTTACATATACTACAACAACCTTCTTGTGCTTTATACATATCATTATAGATATCAATTGATATGCCGTAAGCACGTCTAAGCCAGCTATCGGCCCAACGTGGTCGATTGTTTTCTTGGTAAGTCTTTAGCTTTTGTTTATATTCTTTTGTATTATGTTTAGCTAAGATTTGCTCTTTATGTTTCCAATAATATCGACTAACCGCTGCATTGTTAGCCAATCGTTTTTCTTCTTCAGACATTTTAACTCGCATTATATATCTAACTCTCCCACAATATATTATATCATAGGAGAGTCATAATGTCAAGTAATTATAGTCAAATTGTCAATAGGCACTTTGCCTTATATTTATGATCTCTGACCAATATTTTTTACCCATATACAACGCTCTGGGGCTTTTAAAGCTAGCGTATGATACAACATGAGAAAGAACTCAACGGTCGTAGAAATCAATGCCAAAGGAAACTTAATTAGTGGCGCGAGTTGCGCGATAACCAAATCTTCTGCGCTCATATTCAACAAACACATATTAAAGCAGTTTGGAATTTGCTGGTTGTAGTCTAGTGCCGAATTTCCGGGGGTATTTGCGTTAGCTGCGGTTAGTGAACCAGTAGTTAACGTTCCGCCTGCGGAAGTTGGATAGAAAGTACCAATCAAACCAACGCTAGTGTCTAGCGCGTTTGAACTAGTGCCACGGTATACACGGTAAGCGGTTGCTCCCGGCGCGCCAGTGGTAATACTAATTTGAACTGCTTGCCCTGCTGTAGTAGTCACAGCGGCTAGTGCTGATGCACCAGTTAGAACTGCGGATTCTCCGTTTGCGTTACAAGCTGAGATGAAGTAGTTGTAAGTTCCGGCAGGTAGATTTGAAGTAATACCTGTTGGTGGAGTTACAGCGGTCAAAGTAACTTGTGCGCTTGATGGAGTTGCAGGAGCTAGAGGATCACCATAAACGTTATAGCTGCCAGTGCCGGTCGCGATAGTATTTACGTGGCCGAAAGGTACGGCATCCATGAACACGCTTTCCTCGAATGGTATAATACCATGCTGAGAAGCATATCCGTTGATTGGAGTACCGGGACGCCAGCCCTGTGGCGAATTCTGAGAATTCATCCAGTAGAACTGACCCTGTAGATTTAGCTTGGCCAAATCGCTAATTACGCGCGGATGCGAGAACATGCGAAGGTTGCTAAAATCAACTAGATAACCAGTAGTTACCAATTCCTCTGCGTAATTTTCAAGGTTCTCGAAAGTAAGTGGAGCACCCTGTAAATCATATACGTGAGATGGGAAGTTTGTGTTTAACTGCTTCAATAGACCATCGTAATGGACTGAAGAGTTATCCTGTCCTAGCCAGTTAGAATCTCCGAACATGATCCATCGTTCTAGCTTCTGTAGAAGGTCTAGAGTTCCAGATCGGTTTTCCTCGGCAACCGGGTCTAGGAATGAACCACCCATGTTACCAACTTGCACCATTTGGTGCGTATATCCACGCCGGACGCCGTAGAATTTAATCGTAGCGTTCCCTCGTAGAAAGGAAGGAGTGAAAACTGCGGGGCTTCCACCTTCAGAGAATCCTAGCGTACCACGGCTAGAACCATACGCTAGTTGCCTGTTCCACTGGAACAAGGTCTGTGCGGCTGGTACACGTGGGATAGAATTGAAAATCTTTAGGTGGCGTTTATTGAATAGCACTGAAGTCATAGTTGCGTCTAGGTTTTCTAGAAGCAACGAATTCAAGCTACCAAAGTTGCCTACGTTAGTCGTTGCGACTGCTTTGGCCAGTTGGTCAATGTAGGAATCTGCAACGAATCCTTCTCCAAGTGACTCCCGACCAAGACTTTCAAAACTCTTTACCACATTTCGATCTTCAACCATGTGGACTCGGCCATCTTGAGTCACAACACTTTTCATTAATTTACTCATGTTTGTGTTTTACCTCTTATTTATTTGAAAACTCTTAGTTTGGGAGTTTAATTCCGTATTTAGTTCGCGTAACTTCTGGGATAAGCTTAATCACGTTTGCGTCTACATCAAAACGAGTTAGCAAATCTGGATTAACTTCTCCATCGCTTACTGCTTTTTCAATCGCAAGGAAGTTCTCACTTCGCCACGCTTTAGAAACAGCATCGGCACCTACCATATTACCTTTGTAAGCTGGTGCTTGATTGGTTTGTTCTTGTCCACCTAATGTAATAGGCTTGTTCCCAATCATTCCAATAACGCCGGGAGCAACATTACTTACAGGTGTGTTAGCAAGTGCTTCTAGGATGGTGTGTTGTGACTTCATAATCGCAAGCATACCTTTTTTGATAGATTCGACTTCGCCAAAAACTTCTCCGAAACTCTTGCCCATAACATCTGCTATGTGCTCAACTACGGCTGACGATTCTACGATTTCTGCAAAATCTGGGGATTCAAGCAGTTGTTCGTAAACTTCGGCTTCTGCTGACTTGGCAATACTATCAGTCTCAGCACTTCGGGATTTCTTGTGCTCTTTCTTTTCTTTCCGATCTTCCTCTTCACCTTCGTCTTCGTCTTCTTCATTTTCAGACTTTCGATAGTTAGGATTTCGTTCGGTATTGTGCTTAGCACCTGCATGAGTGTGTTCATACCACTCATCGTCGCCTACATCGGCATCTTCTGGGTCTTCATAGTCGTCATTTTGTGCATCGCGAACGTGGTCACGGCCCGTAACAATAGTTCGGTGTCCGTCTCCACCATCGTCTCGCATATCTGACTCTTCTTCCTCAGTAGGCACCATTCCTGAATACCCATTGCCGCTGTCGGCTGAATTTCGGCGTTTGTGTCGTCGCACTTTAGTATCATTCTGATCGATATCGCCGCTTTCATAATCTTTTGCGTCAAGATCAATAGCACCTTTGGCTAACGTCTCCGCTGCGCCCATAAGTGCTTGTGCAGCCTTTGCAAAAAGATTACCTTCTGGTTTTACAGTCTTTTTACTCATTTGATTATATTTCTCCTTAGAGCTTTATTGTCCTATTTGTAATGCATTCTTGCAAAAAAGCTTTACTTTCATCTAGTGATTTGCTTTTGCAGATGGTTAAATGTTCAATGGCACCTTTTAAGCCACCTTTGAAAAATCCGTATTTGTTGAAATGGCTATCTATACAACGGCCATAAAGTAATTCTTCTGCTGCCACACGTGTCATAGGGCCAGCATCAATAGTTTCAAGCTTTAGTGGGCCTGCATTAACAGTAGTTAGAGATTTGACAATTTCCGTAAAAGAACAAGTTTGTTTTGGTTGATGCGTTATTGCCAAGTGTCTAATTGCTGATTTAGTAAGAACCTTATCTCCCGGTCCACTGCGTTCAAGTACACTGCCTTGAATGGAATAAGCGAGTTTTCGGTCAGTTCCTTCCAATGATTTAAACAATTCCCACACAGCGTTTGCTCTACTATGCCCGCGAAGAAGTCTGGATTCTGCATACATGCCCATTCCTTTTAAGCCGCTTTTTTTCATAATTGGATGCGACTGAATTTCTGCAATCTCTATCTTAACAGGAATACCAATCAAATTTTCTGGGCCGGAAAGATGATCCCAATTTACATAGCCACTATTGAGACAAGGAGTACAATCCATTCCTTTTTGCAATACAACTTCGCCGTCTGCGTCTATTTCTTCACAGCTAGCAAGTCCACGTATTAGCCGGTCATCGTCATCGCCCGCTTCTGATTTCATTAGGGGCATTGAAAATGTGAAATCGTTATTAATCATTTGCTTCTATATATGCTGCGGCGCTTTTTAAAATTTGTGGGTTATCTTTGGCTTGCCCAAGTAACGCATTACAATTCCAACACAAAAGTTTTCTAACCTTGTTAGTCTTATGATTATGATCAATACATAAAACTTTTATATTATCTTTTACTTCAACAGTTCCAGCGCGCTCTCGAAATTCTCCACAAATATTACAACGGCCTTGTTGTAGATCATACATTGCATCGTATGTTTTTTCGCTAATTCCATACCGCGTTGTAAATCTCCTATTTCTACCGTTTTGTTGATAATCTTTTTTATCCCAACCCTTTTCTTTTCGTTCTTTATTTCGTCTAACTTGGTTTTTCTTCCGCCAAGCTTTTTCCCATTTTTTGATTTTATCAGCGTGCTTTTTTCTATAAGCACGCTGATAAGCATTAAGTTTTTCTCTATCTTTAGGCTTATTTGCCATTGGATTCTATAGCTAACTATATAGTTAGCTATCGGTCACTGTTCATACCATTCGAGTTCGTAGTTGAACGTTTGTGACGTTCCATTTGCTAGGTCTGCAAACTCCAAGTAACCGTTAGTACCACCGTTTGCCAATACTGCAATTGCAGCATCAGGAGTTAGCGCCATCCATCCGCCTTGTCCACCAGTTTGTGCGAAGCCGACAGTGATACGAACAGAACGAGTACCTGAACCACCAGTTAATGCACCACCTGAGTTGTTATTTACAACTGTGCCAGATGCGGCGTTATTGGGGTTTTTCTTGTTAGGGGTTACTGCGGTTCCTGAACCTACTGAACCAGCAGTACCAAAAGTTGAACCAGTAAACACTCCACCACCTGCACTTGAACCTACTGCGTTAGCAAAAACGCCAGTTAGGTTGACAGTTGGTTTCTGCGAACCGGAAATGAATTGCACACGGACAGTTTCCGTGTTTGCTGAAGCGTTTGTAGTGATGGCTCGCTGGCCAACATCGTAGTACATAGGAATTTTTAATCTATTCCAACCTTTCCTTATAAATTTTTATTTTGCGGCCTTCTAATACAGCTTTAATTTGATCTTTTCGTCTAGCAGACATAAAAGGAAACACTGTCATCATTATGCCTTTTGCTCGCGGGCCATAAACTGCCCAATCTTCAATTGTGGGTTTATTAGACAATTTGTTGCATCTTTGTGTTATTTTAGATCGATAGCCGCCAAAAATAGTTTGTAATCGATCTAAACATTCAGGATCATTTTGTCTTGCTTGTATACGTTCGCTTATCCACAATCCGGTATGCAAACCAAAATATCCTTCGCCTTCTAGAAAACCGGCTGCCCAAGCTATATCTCTTATTGTAGGAGATGTAGTAGCTGGTATGGCCTTACTCTTCATAATTACTCATTCTGAAAGAGGCCCATCCCCCAGAAGCTAGCACCATCGTATTTTAAAACGATCATGTCTGACTTATTGGCGGTAGTAGTTAGAGTTGGCGCAGAACCACCAGCCCACTTAATAGTTGGCCAAGTAGTAATAGTTCGTGAACCAGTTGCATCCTGTTTGACTAATAGTTCGCAAGTTTGCCCCGGTAACGCACCAGTAAAGGTAACGGTGATACCAGTTCCAGTTAAAAGAATTTCTTGAAGATTTC